GGTGGTTCTACTGTATCCCGCAATATACTCCTGGCCCGTGGTGGTCAAATACACGATCCGGGTATATGTGGTTTTCTAGGCACTAGCGGAACAGGTGTAGTGTTAGATGCGATGCCTGGAACCATGTTGATTACTACTGCAACTGTTGTTAATGGTGGTGCTGGCTACTGGCCAGAAGATATCATTTATGATCCCAATGGCGGATCATGGACAGTTGCTACTGTTAGTGCAATTGGCGCTGTATTGACTGTTACTAATGATTCTCCTGCTAAATATGTTGGCGCCGCACCCACCAATCCAGTTGCTACTTGGACAGAAGCAACTGGTGGATATAATGGCTTGCTTCAAATTGGTCTAAGTGGTGGTGGAGTTACTGCTGGAGTTCCAGTTATTAGTGGAACACCAACGCCTGCTGGTTATCATTATTATCAAAATCGCGCTTATGTTTTATTTGGCGCGCCGGGTAACTATGGGTCTAGTGCTGGTATTCTGGTGCAAAATTCACCTAATCCTGCTGGTGTTCAAGCAACAGCAACATTAACTGTAGGAACATCAGGATTAACACAAGGAGCAATAACTGGTGTAACAATGACTAATGCTGGTAGTGGTTATACTGGAACTGGTCCAACCTATCAAATACTAACTCCACCGCCATCAGGTTGCACTCTTACATTGGGCACAGGAGTATCTGCTAATGCTGTTACCATTGCGCCAACAGCAGCAACATCAATACTGTTAGGTAACACAACGGGCAGACTTGGTTTCAATGGTGTCCCTGCTATAACAAAACCAACAGTAATTGGTGCTAAGGGTAGCAATGCCGCATTGGCCTCTTTGCTAAATGCTTTGGCAAGTTACGGTCTTGTGTTAGATACTACAACAGCTTGAGGGTCAGATGATAGATAACAATACTATGATTGAAGTGGTAATGACTGCTCAACAATGGAATGCAGTATTAACCTATTTGGCAGAGGGTCCATATAAGTTAGTTGCTCCATTGGTGAATGATATACAGCAACAATGTCAACGTTATGACACTGATAGTATTCGCCATCGAACCAATGGTGAAATTATTCCTCCTGGCCAGGAGTTAGCATGAGCGATCCTATCATCAACAACATCACTATTTCGGTTACTGGAACCATAGATTCATCTATGGTGATTTCGCTAGATACATCAGGATTAGTTGTAGTTGATACTATACCAATACCACCAGAACCCACACCACCGCCAATACCAGCAGCGGAAACTTTGACTGTTGAATTAACTTATCAAGGCAAAGTTTATTTGTTCGATGAAAGTATTGGCATTGATTTAGGTGATTATGTAGAACCTGGTGGTCATTTCGTTCAGATGTGTATGCTAACCATACATCCTGAATTGCCAGGATTTAGAGTGATGTTCCGTCCCGATGCTAATGGTCACCGTGAAGAAGTAGTATTTGAATTAGGCGGAGTATTTGGCAACCCTACGCCATTTAATATGCTAGATTATACAGTCAAGATCAAAAGAGGCGGCCAGGAGGTTGCTAATATTGCTGCGCCCTGTCATTATTGGAATGCAAGATGGCGTTGGCAATCCGCGCCACGTCCCATTATCTATTCAGTGGATGATTTGATGGGTGATATATTGCCTTGCTATAGTGAAGAATTATTTGGTGATAAGATACCTTTGTCGGTGCCACGAACTTATACTAAGCCAATGGACCTAGCTGGCATTACACCATACATACCCAGCACTGGCGAGCGTGATGAAATTGGCTTGTTTACTGAAGCACAAGCCGAATATCTCTGTCAAAGAACTCAAACCGCATGGGCATCAGTTCAGGCACAACTAGAGGCATCCGGCACTATACCTTGGCATTTTCGCGATGAGAAAACTAACGCACCATTAGATGTCAACGAATATCCGCAAGCAACTATGTATGGTTCTACTGGCGATCCGTTGATTAAAAATCCGACCAGTCCAATAACATTAGATGATTCGCATGAAGGATCATTTGCTTTCTTGTCATTTGCATTGACAGGAGATCCATATGCCCTAGAAGAAATGCAATTCTATACGACATATAACACTATTTGTGTGCCGCCTAACGCTAGACAAAACTGGAACCTTGGCCATGCAGTAAGAGCAGTAGCATGGGCATTACGCGCATTAGCACAAAATGCTACGATGACACCAGTAGAAGTGCCGTCCTGGCTTATGCCGAGTGAATACTTCAAAACGTTGTTAGATCAAGAACGTGAATGGTTTATGACGCGATGGGTTGGTAGCACTACTCCACCAGCTAGTAACTTCAACATAGTTAGTGATGGCAATGGTGCACCGGCATCGCCACCTATTCCTGCTAATGGCTACGTATCAATTTGGATGGAAGATTTTCTTTCGGCAGTATTAGGTTGGATTGTTTGTGCTGGCCATGAAGATTGGCGCCCAATCATGAATTGGAAAGCCAAAGATATAATGGCAAGAACAAATGGAATATCAGGATGGGTTCGTGCAGTGCCAACATTGTATACTATGGTGATAAGAGGAACATCATCTGGGCCTTATGCTGATGATTGGTTGGAAGCATGGCAACTCAATGAACAATTTCAATCTACTAAAGTTAAATATACTGATGCCAATGCATTTCCAACTACACTAGATTTGACTTATCCCAGCTATATTATGGGAGCATTAGCATTGTTGAGTGCTGCTGGCGCGCCAGGAGCAGATGACAGTTACGCTTGGATACTTGAGCAAATGCAAAAGAATGTTGTAGCTAATAGCAAATATCCTAGACGTAAATGGGCAATTGCTCCTGGCCCGGTATCTGTGTAAGGAATAGTTGAATGCCAGCTAATTGGTTTAATCGTTTTACGAAATGGTGGGCTTCAAGCGGCACTCTACAAGACCCTAGTGATACTCAAGCTGCCGCTGGTTGGTCTTATATTGGTCAAGCGCCACCTACTATTGAACAATTCAATTCTGTTCAGCAGTGGAATGATCAAAAAGATAACTACCTGTATGGTCAGATCGCCAGCGTATTGGCTTGGGGTGGACAAACCCCAATAGATACTAATCCCAATACGTTGCGCGATGCGATTAGCGGTAAGTTCAAAACTGTGCTTACTGCTAACACTAATTACTATATTGATATTGCTGGTAATGATACTACTGGAACTGGTGCGGTTGGTTTGCCTTGGCGAACATTACAATTCGCAGTCAATTGGATAACATCGCATATTGATCCGGCAGGCTTTACTGTCAATCTTCAATTGAAAACTGCGGGGACTTATGCGCAGGTTATTTTCTCAATTCCCATTAACGGAATGTGGATGATTACTGGTGATAAACTTAACCCCAGAAACTATATCGTAAAGAATACTGATGGCCCTGCAATCCAAGCAACTCAAAGTTTAGTAGTTGTTGCTCAAGGGCTTTCAGTAGAAGGCACAGGCATTAGCACTGGACAAGATTACAAGACTCTTGGTTATGGCTTATATGCCAGTAGAAGTGCTGTAATTTATTACGATGCTGTTGCACTTGGTCCATGTTCACATGGACAAATGGTGGCAGATAATGGTGCCGTAATATATCCGTTCAATACCACACTAACTACATTGAGTGTTTATGGTTCAGCACCAAATATGATTTCTTCAGCATCTGGAGCTAGTATTACATTAGTCAGCGTAACAACTACATTCACTGGTTCTCCAAATTATTCTTCAGCAATAATACAAGCAGGAGCGGTAGGGCAAGTGAATGCAACGACCTGGCCTACATCTGGAACTGTCACTGGAGCAAAATACAATGCATTTCTTAATGGCATTATTACCACAAGCAATGGAGGGGCTACGCTACCAGGCAGCGTAGCAGGAACAGTTGGAACTGGTGGACAAATACTCTAATAGGAGAAGCACTGTGTCTGATGAAATCAATGTCTTACCTGCCGACCCACTCGCTACAGTCCCGCCTGTAGTTAATTTACACGCTATTCCTGAAGAAGTTGTGGCCAATGCTAATGCTCTGATTGAACAGGCCAATATAGAAATGGGCAGAGTGCCTCCGCCAGGAGCAAAAACAGAGGAACAAAAAGAATGAGTATTGTCACGTTACTGCTAATTATACTTGTGATATTTATATTGATGGGTGGATGGGGATGGCATTCAGGTTATTATAACAGCTCGCCATATGGGCCTTATTATGGTGGTGGTATAGGTATTGTTGTATTGATAGTGATATTGTTGCTTATATTTGGCGGACGCATTTGGTAAATGTCCGAAACGAATGGCAATGGTAGACATGGGTTAATTGGCAGGATAAGCGACAAACTTATTTCCGTATTACCACCAGCATTTTTATTACTGGTAATTATCAATATTATATTTCTTGGATTTGTAGTATGGTTCATCAATAATAATGCTGAACAACGCAATGCTTTGCTCACTGAAATCGTGCGCAAGTGTTTATTGCAACAGGAAAGGATAAAGTAATGGCATGTGGTGCCTGCACTAAAATACGTTCAATAGTTATCAATTACATTAGAATGCCGGTAAAAACCAAACCTTTACCGATAAAGAAAATTTAATTGTTTTCTAAAATTGCCGAATGGGGTTCTGCGGCGGCCGGGACTGGCATTGCCTTTTGCATTGCCTTGATACTTATTATTGTATGGATAATATCCGGACCAATATTTAATTGGTCAGATACTTGGCAACTGGTGATCAATACCGCTACAACAATCATCACGTTTCTAATGGTGTTCTTATTACAGCACACGCAAAATCGCGACACCAATGCAATTCAATTAAAACTTGATGAATTAATTCGCGCCAGTGAAAGAGCCGATAATAGAGCAATTGGTATTGAGAAACGCATCTGATGTCAAGTAATACAAATGAAAAGCGCACCAACAACTAAATGTTAGTGCGCTTCCCGCGCGTCCATCGAATATGAGTAGTTTGTTCCTCGCGCGCCAATCATACCCGGCCCGAACTTATGCTCCGCAGCATACATTTAGTTCGTTGATCGCCTCTACGATACCGAGCAGGATCATCTATTTACATAAGTAAATAGCTCTCTGCTGCGGAAGTAGAAGCGATCTAGGCGTCGGACGCGCGAGGAAGCGCAACTATCCTTATAGAGAAATACCTAGGTCGCGTCGAGTAACGATACCGCTATTCCTCTAAAAATCTTACGACGTCAGTCAAATTACGAAACGCTATTGAATCTTTCTGCTTATTCAACAGTGCTCTCAACAATTTATCATCTACAGTATTAGGCACTACCATATCATGATATGTTACTTTATCGTTTTGACCAATACGATGGTTGCGATCTTCTGCCTGAATTCTATCGGTAGCCGACCAACTATTGCTGTAAAAGATAGTTGTTGTTGCTTCATTGAGCGTTAGTCCTATTCCGCCAGTAGCAGTGGTCATTACTAGAGCCTTCAAATGAGGTTCTTTTCTCCAACGATCTATTTCCGCCATACGATTGTTACCATCAACTAATGATGATATACCAATAGAACCAATACCAGCATTGGCTAAAGCTAATACCACCAATTCTACATCTTTAATGAAACGACAAAATACAATCACCTTGCTACTGGCCTCATCGACTATTTCAGCCACGTATGATGCTCTATTGGATGGTATTGTTTCGACGTGTTGTCTAGACAATAAATATTGCGTTTTACCGTCTGATTGAATTCTTTCAGAACTATTCAAGTGACCACAAAGTATTTGTTGTAGTCGTATTATTCTAGTCACAGCCATTGTTGCATCTACGATGGTTCCATTCTTCAACTCAATTATCAATTCTTCTTCTAGTTGCCGATATAATTTAAATTGCTCCATAGTCGGCGATATTTCATGTCTCACATATACTTTATCAGGCAAGTCTAAACAATCCTTCTTGCGCTTAGAATAAATATGAGGTGCAATATTTTTGGCCAATATAGTTTCGTTTCGGTATCCTTTGATCTCTCTATTCTCAAATCCACCCATTACACAAAACATAGCCTTAAATGCGGTATATGATCTAGTGCCGATAATGTTCGGATCAAGAAACTTAAATTGAGAGAACAAATTTTCAATACCTTCTTCTGCCTCTGTTCCGGTAGCGATACGTCTGATCTTGGCAAATTTGCTCAACTCTATGGCTGATTTTGTTCTGATGGCGGTAGGATTTTTGATCTTATGGCTTTCATCTATAGCCAAATAAGCCTTTCTTCTGGCGCTAAGTATTCGTTTGAGATACTCCCGGCCAGTAGTTGTGGATATAGCTTCGATGTTCATCAAGAACACCAGTGTTTTTCCAGAGTTCAAAATGGCTTTGGTTTCCGCTTCACGTTTTTCTTTGTCTTGACCTGATCGCCAAATCTGTATTCCTATCTTCTCAATATTAGGACAATGAATGAAAAACTCTGACTTCCAATTTACGTGAACGTTATTGGGAGCCAATATAATCGCACAATTGATTTCTTCTCGTTCAATCAGATGACTGATTTCATGGATAATGATAGCTGATTTGCCGGTCCCCATCTCCATGAACCAAGCAAATGCAGTTTTATCGTATGCAACATTTAGTGCTTCTTTTTGATGGAAGTATAGTTCAGGTTGCATTTATTGCTTATCCTTTACATGTTGAACAATAGTGGTATTTTTTATCGGATAAATTCGGCACTTTGAATCTTTTGTTACAAATATAGCAGCGCCGATATCGTTTAATTATATCAAAATTTTGTCGTATTTCTTTATTGGCTTTCAAATAACGTTTGCGTTTTAATTTCGGCTTAACACTTGGTGGTTTAATGATTGGAATTTCAAACCAAGTTTTTGTATTGTTATCAATTGGCATTCCAAATTGATTTAATTCATTTTCCACAATATATTTGATCACAGGCTCAATATATGCAGGTTTAATAATTGATTTGCCGTTAAGTATCACATACTTCATTGTTTTCTCGTTTCCGTTATCGTTTTCGATAAAGCGGTTTCTAGGGCGGTTGTAGTGTTCTCATTATTCCATTCATCTCCATATTTCATTCTATGCTGCTTTCATCTTCGATGCCGATAGCCTCATGATCATCATATCCAAATATGCCATTGCCTCTATAATAATTGGTTCTATCATCCATCTTTAGAATATTTTGAGGATGATAAACATGATCGCTCATAGGCTTGCGAATGGCTTGTCCAGCAGTATTTACATAACTAAAATTTTGGATCTGTTTAGTATTTTTGATATTCTTTATTTTGGTAGAATGATGATAGTGGTATAAAACTCTACAGTTTTCAGAGCAAAATTTAGCATTTGTTCTACTGGTAACATGCGATTTATTACATTGAGCGCAAATAATAATCATTCTATTTCTCCCGCTCTACCCGTTAAAGAATAGCCTACGTCCGAGCTATCGTCTAGAGCCTATTTAACGGGTAGTAATACTATGCCAAGTATTGCGCAACCTATGTAAATCTATAGGATCTAGCTAGCCGCCCCGATAAACTTAAACCGCTCTATATATACTCTGCGACCATTGCGCACCATGCCTCCCACAATGAACCAATCACCCAAGTTATGTTTATTGAGCAACGTGACTCCCATAGATGGATACTTGAACCGACTAACGGTAGCATATACCGTTGCCGTATCATCTTCCAATATGACGTTGAGCCATTTGTCGTTGGGCACCTTGATATTATCGCGTTGGACTAAAAACATAGTTTCGTTCAATGATCGTTCGTTTCGATGAACCATCTTCGCAATGAATACTACTGGCCCCTCATAATCATCGCTGATGTCGATTAAGTCTGATCTTTTATGATGAATGATATTGTATTTGCGAGGATTGGCCATTATATCAGCGAACCTAGTTCTGCCTTCAAACAAATTGTCGTATGGAGTAACGATCGGATTAGGCAACATGAATGGTCTATTACCGGGAGGCGCCAGGAGTATTCTTGCGGCTTTCTTGGCCCCTATGCCTTTGATATTAGTCAATCCGCCCAAGAATTGATTATCTTTATAGGACCATCCTATCTCACTAAGCATCGGATCGTGACTTTTAACCGCAAATCCAGCGCGATCTAGTTCTCTGAGATACCGTTTAATAGAGTTAACATCACCGGTATTGCGTATGCATGCCAGAGCAAATTCAATCGGATAATGTCCTTTAAGGATACAACAATAATAGCTAAGCATACCATAAGCGACAGCGTGAGATTTATTAAAGCACCAAGACCCCATAGTATTGATAGCATCCCAAATCTTCTTCGCAGTTTCTTCTTCGAAACCATGTTCTAGAGCACCAGCCCTAAATTTAATCCAATAACGATCAAAGTATTCTACACCGAGTGACTTACTCATAGCCTTACGGATGAGCGACGTATCTTCCCAAGATAGATGACCGACTTCTCTAACTATTTTCATTACTTGTTCTTGGTAGACAATGAGTCCATATGTGCTACCAGTAATGGCTTCCGTTACTGGATGAATATGAGATACCTCCTGGCGGCCCATTCGTCGTTGAACCCAATCGTTACTCGCGCCAGAAGCAAATGTTCCTGGTCTGGCCAATGCTGTTAATACTGATACATCATCGAAACGATCAATATGAACTCTTCTGGCCAATGTCTGTAAAGCCTGTCCCTCATATTGAAATATACCACAGAATTCAAATCGCCGCAATACTTGAAATGCTACATCATCATCCAATGGATGTTTAAGCAGATCATTATATGTCCAACCTATTGCCGCTAGACAATCGGATACAATGGATAACGTTTTGAGGCCGAGAGCATCTATCTTAAGTAGATTGATATGCTCAATATCAAATTTGTCTAGATGAACGGTATTGGTTCTGATATCTTTAGAAACGTAATTGATTAGCGGCTTATCAGTAATGACGACTGCGGCCGCATGTTTACCAGTATAATGAGCGTGTCCCTCTAGATCACCGGCAATCTTCATCGCAGGATATTTCTTGAGGAATGCTTGTCCCACCTCTAGTTCTGAGAACGTATCCATTATACAATAGGTCGCACGAGAATCACCGCCGGATCGTTTTAATATTGAATCTTTAACGGATTTGGTTTCCCAATCTGGTATTTGTAATGCTTTAGCAGCATCCGATATAGCTGACTTGGGCTTATACCTCAATACAGTTCCAAGTCTAGCTACATTCTCCTGCCCGTATTTGTTTTGTATATACTCAAATACCATTTCGCGCTTATTGTCTTGGAAGTCAATATCTATATCAGGCAAATCAGATCTAGTTAGATCAATAAAACGCTCAAATATGAGATCATGAGGTATAGGGTCAATGTCAGTAATACCCAACAAATAACAGACAAGACTACCGCTAGAGCTACCGCGAGCAGGTCCAACGATCATATTCCTTTTCGCATATCTAACCATATCATGTATTACATAGAAGTAGTCCGTGAAATCTTTATGTTCGATCAGCTCTAGTTCATAGTTCATTCGATCAATATATACTTGGTTTAGTTCCAGTCCACGCTCCTGGGCGCCAGCTATACACAACTCCAACAATGACTGATTGGTTCTATATCGGATGTTGTCGGCGATTTGTATTGTAGCATTACATTCTTCAGCGAGTCTATCCGCCAGGAGAAACGATTCATCTTCTAGTTCAATTTCGTTTTTGATTTCCCATTCATCTAAGATATGCATTGGTGATGGGCGATCATTTTTATTCTTACCAGCCAATATTTCATAGGCTGATCTGTCGTTAACAGTAATCATATAGTTGTCAGATACCGGCACTAGATTATTATTTGATAATAAAGAGTAGAGCGTGGACGGACTAGCCGATACGTAGCCGGGTAATTTTCCGCAAAAGCCTTGACCTAGACCTGTGTTCCCCGACAATATTATTACATCTTGAGAAAAATCATTTACTTTGTTAAAAGATAAGCGAGGCACATAATGAAACTGACTAGTGGCTTCTTCCATTGCTGCGTATATTTCTCTCAATCCAGCATTGGTTCTAGCCACTATAGGCAAATAGAACAACTTCTGGCGCTTTTCTTTAACTGTAGCATCCTCAATAAATGCAAATTCGCAACCAAATAACGGCTTGATTCCCACTGTCTTGCAGTGTTTATCCCACGGTATATGTCCAAAGGTAGAGTTACGATCAGTAATGGCCGCAGCTTGACAACCCATTTCTTTAAGTCTGGACGTTACTCTACCAACATGACCATAAGCCCAACGAAATGAATATTCAGTTCTGATCTGTAGTTGGGTTTTCATTCTTATACCTATCCATTATTGCTGCGGTTTCTTTTAGTTGTTTTATATAGACTTCTCTACGTTGTTCTCTAGCCTTATCATGATTGAGCCCATTCTTTTTCCACCATTCTTCTAGCGTTTCATTTCCTTTCAATAAATGATGTGTCATGGCGCTACTTCCCCTCTCCATAATACTTCATATTCTCCTGGCGTCATTGTATGAACTGGTGTTTTTTCTATACTAACATGCCAACTAATTGTAGCTTCATTCCATTCCCACGATACCAATATGCCTTGCGTATCAGATTGAATCCATACTATAGTATGTCGTTCTTGTATATCTGTATTAACCATCATAGCGCTGGTCCTTTCATCCAATCCTTACGTATCATTTCTTTATAGACACGCAATAACGCCTGAGTATCAGCTTCTGCCGAATGAGCAGCATCAAACCGCATACCAAATAATTCTTCGTGTAAATCTCCAAGTGACATGCGATGTCCTTTCAGCTTTTGTATTTCCTCAACTGTACACACGTTGTTTATTGGCCAAGGGAAATGAAACTGTTTATTGATGCGTTGTAGTTCATATATCATTAGTCTTTTGTCGAATTGAAGATTATGTCCGATCATATATACACTGCCGGTGAAGAACCGGGCCAATTGCTTATACTGACCAGCAAATGGTTTCTCAGCCGATACTTTATCATCATTGATACCATGTATTTTAATTACCTCATCGGGTATTTTTATTGGTGGTTTTATCAACGTATGGAATATTGATATTGTCTCCAAATCTTTATTCGTTTTGATACAGTATATTTCTACAATGTATGGCTGATGTTGTAGTTCAGCAGCTTCTGGCGCCAGGAGCGATGTCGTTTCTGTATCGAGAAAAATGATAGTCATCAGTCACCACCTTTTATCATTTGTGTTAATACGATCAAGTTCCGTTCCACCACACCTATGATCAAGTTGATACCAATATTGAGTTTCCATTCAAAACTATCCGCCAACCAATATTGTTTTTCGAACAATTTCTTCCAAGTGGTTTCCGTAAACCATGACTTATGGTATATATCCTCCCAGGCTAGACTAGACTTGTAGAAAGCCACACTTATGTTAAGTGTTCCTCCTGGCGCTAATACGCGCTGACACTCACCAATAAAATTAGGGACGTTGCTAATATGATCAAGCATACCGAAACAATATATCACACCTACACTTTCATCGTCGTAAGGTATATCATCAGTATTAGCATTCCAATCAGGCAAGTCAAGCTCAATAGTATTTTGGATACGCTTAAAGCCTGGTCCTATGTTCAATTTGAGCAACTCCTGGCGGCCAGGAGAATACTCTGGTATGGTTCTAAGCATAGCAGTATAGAACAAACTTGATAGATCATTAGGTTCATTTAACGTCATTGATATACTCCTGGTCCAGTTCCATTAGTATTGCGGAATATACTGCTAGATCATGTAGACTATCACAATGACCAGTTTGCCAATTAAAACTATATCTAATGATTTTGTTAATGATTTGCATAAGAATAGCAAATCTGTTGTAATCCTCAATTGTTTTGATTTCTAATCCATCTTTGAATAGTTGCTTAAATATTACGCCTGCTACCTTATAGTTGTCGCCATATATCGCATTGCGTTCACGATATGTGGACAACATTTGTTCTATATTGTCTATTGCGTTCATTATCTTTGTCCACCAGTAAGATCTATGTTCCCTCCACTCAAGTAATCAGCTTTGCCGCTAACTAGGAAAGCCACTAGTTCGGCAATATCAGTTGATTGTAGCCAGTTAAGTCTAGGTAATCCGTGTCCCCAATATTGTTCTGCTTCATCTCTGGTTAAGTTACGGTATCGTTGTAGATCAACTATAGTTTTTTCCGTCATTGGAGTTCCTTCAGTATTACTTGGATGTATACAGAATACATTATAGTTCTTGGGTGCCAATTCGTAAGCGATACATCTAGCGAAATGAGCCAATCCAGCCTTAGCTGCGCAATATGGCGCCGAACCATTAAGCACTGATCTATACGCCATAGACCCAATAAATACAATATATTTCGGCCACGGATTATTGATCGTATTTTGCACGAAATGTTTAGCGGCCAACATTGATACCGATAAGTTGACAAATACTGACTCTATGATTTCTTTGTCGGGTTGATTTTCAATCCAGTCTAGATGAGTATAACCATTGGCCAATACTATAGTTGATAAATGATTACCATGTTCCGCTAACGCAAATGGACTCCAATTTTGCTTTTCAAATTCAGTTACAGTCCATAGTTTTTTTCTCAATAATTTGGCTATATTGGCACCGATATTATTTTGTTTATCGCTACCAACTACAAATGCTTCATAGGGATATTCATTGTCAGATAGATACTTGGTTTTGGTTTCTTGCAGATAATTAATTGAGATGGCTTCTTTACTCATCATCATTCTCCTCTAACGGCGGCGTTAGTTCGATTATCCAATATTCCGTTAGATTTATTTCACCATATTCTTCTGCCGCCCTTTCATCTGGAAATGTTCCATATACATCGAAACCAACTAGTGGATTGCCGGCTATTATTACATACATGTTCATTACTCCTGGCGAAGTATATCCAGATATTTCATTGCTGCCCAAGCCTCAGTTTCGTTTTGTGATTTACCTGTTTCTTTCACTTCTTTGTTCAGTTGAACAGTGAAATAACGTGACAACGCAATGAACGCATCACTATGTCTAGGCATGATAAACGTTAGTGCCCAAGGCCATATTTTCAATACTTCTTCTACCATCAGCTTCAATACTTGAGCGTATTCATCTTGAACTCGTGGACTAGAGCGTTTCTTGACTAGATCAGAAAACGCCCTGAGATTCATCTTCATGCAGATATTGGTGAGAATATCAGTAGGCAATACACCACGAGCATCTTCTGGTTTCGCCCCAGCTTTTATTAGATCGCCGTAACAATCACTAATCGCTATCATTTCTGCATCGTATAATTCTTTGGCAGCTTCGTTGTTCTCAATAGATGGTCCAACGTGATAATCGAACCCAGTCATATCAACTATACGCATAGCCTGTTGGGCAAATGAAGCTGTTCTTGTCCTCACCAATTGATGAGTAAAGGCACGCGATACGCCTTCAATACAAAAGGTAAGGTCTACAAACTCCCATGAACTGGGAATTGTAGTTGACATATACTTTAATTCTTCCATCTTCTTTTCTCTCGGCCAGGAGCGTATGTCGGCCATTCCTTTCGGACCCATATTGAGTCGAGTATTCTTGGTAAAGATGAGCAACTCTATGGCTTCTGGCGTGCAGGATATTACCGTGACTTTCATTGTGCGGTTTCCTTTCTGCGTTCATAGTTGTTTCGCTGAACAATCCATTTCGTTATCAGTCGTAAATCTTTCACCAAATCATCCAATAGTATTTGTCTCCAAGTAGCATATCTCCCCAATGAATATACATTATGATTATCAGTAGCCCACATCATAAACGATTGCCGTTTATCATCCGATACCGGAATAATCTTGCCATAATTTTGTAGCTTTAATGCTTTTGATTTGATATAAACGTTAGCGTGATACCAGTTGGGCAACAACAAGTCCATATAATATTCCACTAATTCTTGATGATCCTCTAATGGTTCTGTAGCGAACTCTAAAGTCATTTTGTTACCAGTAATACTCACTCGATACGGATGGCTATCAATATAAGGAACATACAACGTTTGGTAGACATCGACATTCGCCAACTCTATATTGATAGTCCAAATAGGTTTATATTGGAAAGGAATAGCATGAGGATACTCTAGCATAATCATTAGTTCAGGCATAGGTATTGTAGAAATAATAGGCCCATCTGCCGTATAGACCAAATCTTTCGCATCCATATTGTAAGTAATGTTTAGGTTATCGCTCAATGTAGAGATTAACCCGCCAGGAGCAATGTATCGTTTCGATGGCGCTAGATTAATAATAGATCGCTCTGATACTTGTCCGGTGACCTTTATAGAATAGGCATTGAAATCTCGTATTGTTGGAGTATTGGTTATGATTCCACTTTCAGTCAACACACCTTTATAGACATTGACTTCTTTGAAAGGAAGCCCAGTAATCTGGGCTATTTCATTGCTACGGAAACGCAATAATGCGCTATGATTATTGGGAAGTGATGATTGTTTCTCCACAATAATGGGTTTGAATTGTTGTAAGCTCCTGGCGGCGAGCAAACCGCTAAGTCCAGCGCCTAATATGATCATTGAATCCATTCCCAATATGGTGCATATGGATCAAGCTTATACATATAACCAGATTTAGTGTGAAATGGCCATTGCTTTCCCATTACTTTGAGGTATATTTTCTTCATCGTAACCAAGTGCCGATTGGACAATCTTACGTCTTCAAAACCTTTATCCGCATAGTCTACCATTTCCAATTCTTTGTCGTATAGTTTCTGGCGATACTTGGTCTTACACTCGTAAAGAAACTGCTGAAACTCAGCCACTTCAACTGGATTATCTAACAAATTGTAGGGTATTTGTTGACCATAGGCTTTGACTTCTTCTTCAGCGGTCATTTCATCTCTAGACTTATTGCTATCAAATGATTTCCTCGGCATTACTGGAGATGCTGATGGAGGTTCTTCATCATTATAGATAGCAGTAATCATCTTCTCAATTTTAGCCAATCGTTCATCAATACTATGAACAATTTCAGTATAATTGACCGGCGTTGCCATGATTTAGTTTCCTTGTGTATGGATTAGTGGGTGCGGTTATCTTTACTCTTTGTTTTTTACCTGAGGAAAGTTTGCCCATACAATTTGGGAGGGAGCCGATAAGAGGACCCATAATTGTTAGGGAAGAATAACCATGTCGCCATGTGCACCCGTCATGTGAGAGTTGCCTCAGAACCTCAATCTGAATTTGTTAGAACGCTACGGCGTCACCATCTAGATCATTATTGGTGTCGATTGGTTGATCAAAGGTATCTTGTTGAATGGTTCCTTCCAAGAATTGAGTTTGGAATAACTTGGCCTTTTCAAATGTCTCCTGGCCGTTAGGCATATCTTGAGTTCTAACGTGTTCACCTTTATCGTTGGTGTATTTGACGAATTTAGGTGACCACCACGTGCCCTTTTCATTGGTCATACGCTCTATCGTGCACTTGTAGAGATAATAATAATATGGTGGAGTAATGATCGTCTTGCCGTCGCCCATCTTCAATCTGACTTGAGTAAGCATTGTGGATAGATGGCTGGCCACTCTATTACTGGTGCCTTTCATATTGAAGAAACTAGGATCATCCGCACCAGTTTTGGGGTCTATATCAAAGATCAAGAATGATCTTTGTTTATCTATAGTGTGACCATCTTTCGTTACTGGATTTAAAGCCTCTCGTTGATCGGGTTCGCACAATGCTTTCCAGCCATCGTCCATACCCCAAATCTTTACTAGACCGCTGCCGGCTGATCTAGGTATCCATTCGATCACTTGTTTCTGGTGCCCAATGATGCAACAAATCATCCCCTCCTGGCCAGGAGTAAGTTTACCAGATGATGTATTGTATAACATTCCTGGTTTCGCACCATTAACGTATTGATTGCCTCCATCTTGAACTTCTGGGCTCAATGGCTGCAATATCTTGAGTCTTGGAACAACTAGTTCATTTCGATCAAATTTCGTATTCTTTTGAGCAAGTTTGATAAGTTCTTCTTCTTCCGCTGTAAGTGTGGCGGGAAGTTGTTCAGTTACTGAGTCCATACGACTAACACGTTTGACCATTGTATTATCCAATCACTGTTTTGTTGCTGCGAAAGATTGAAAATAGTTCTTCTGGTATAACTATACCCTCTCTCTCGCACTCGCGGCCCCAAGCACCAAGTGTCTGAGGATGTATTACTCGTTCAGTTTGCACATCGCATCCTACCTTTTCACGCAAGTATTCGGCTATTTGATTGAGGACGTAATTGTCGACACCTGTCGGCAACAATACTCGAGTTTTGACCATACCGTCATGTTGATGTTTAACCAACCATTGGTAAGCGCTCTCCATTTTGTCTTTAGTAACGCTGATCTTAAATACGGGAGCGATATTGATTTTCGTTCCGTCAGACAAAGTAAAACTGCTCAAGTTGATTTCTGCCATCAACTCAGGCAATTCTACCGCTGATATTTGATCGTGCTGATTAGTCAAGGCTTTTAATCGTTTCTGTATAACTGTTATTTCGTTTTCTAAATCCCTCATATTCTCTGCTAAATTGGTGATTTTTTCTAGCCTTACATCTTTCATTGCTTGTTCCTTTTCTTGTAGCGAAGGAAGTCTAGCGGAAAGCGCGGGGCGCGTAAAGCCCCGCTATTCCACTTGTATATTATTTGTTCTTTCTTCTGGCCATCATTTCCGCCAGAGTTTTGGGCATTGAACTGTGTAATGCTCTTATGGCATTTTCACGCTCTTCAGCATCATTGATCATTTTGAATTTATAACGGGTGAATATTCTAAATGCTTCCTCCATTTGTTCTTTGGTTCTAGTGTGTCCAGTATCAGGATGTAATGCTCGTAAAATTATATTGTATTCAGTTTTATACATAACAGCATTACGGGGATTGTTAAACATTTGCAAATCAGAATCAATTCGTTTCATGAAAAATGAAATGCCACTTTCATCTGCCCATTTTTGGCATCTTTTACTGACAGCTTCATCAAATCCACTCCATACAGTTTTATCAAGTTTCAATAAACGTTTCTTTTCCGATTGATTTGAAAGTGCATTAACTTCTTTCAACCATTCCTCTCTATTATATGGTGGATTTTCTGCTTCTTGTCTAATTTCTTCTTTGGCTTCTAATCTGGCCTTTTCAGCAACAATTGCGTTAGCAACAGTCCAATTTGGAATGTTGTGTTCATTAGATATTTTGTCTCTAATAATAGGCTCGTTAGATTCCAATTTTTCTCTGACAATTTTTCTGGCCGCATCTAATTTTGGGGTTACACGTTGATGTTTCTTTTCAGAAATTATTACGTTATCACGCGTTCCGCTTACGTAAGCGGAACGCGGCTTTATTTCTTCTCGCCAAATATATTGATATGATTTACGTTTAGTTTCTTGTAAAACTATTTTAGTCAGAGTCAATTCATGCGCCATATGAAGTAATGCTTCTCTATCATGTTCGTTGATAGCAAGCTTATTGCTTTTCAACCAATCTCCAAATTTATTGTTATTTGGATGTTTATTCCTTGCTTCTAACAAATGTTGGCATAGAGACAATGTGCCTTCCACCCATTCATTATCAGCTTTTTCTATTCTTACTAGATCATTACGAATTTGCTCTGCTAGTTTGTCCATGTGTTCCTCCAAAAATGGGCCAGAAGTATGCTCCTGGCCCAATTGTTGTTACTCGCCGTTAACCACTCTACCATCAATGGTAGAAGCACGTTCTTTGCGAGTCATTTTGTAGCGTTTCAGAACAACATTAAGTGCTTTAACAATTGTTGCTAGTTTCTTGGTTGCAACATAAGGCATTCTATCATCTTGCAATGCCCAATTACGAATGATCTCTGCAGCTTTGGCATTATCAATTGCTAGAGAACCTTCAACTGCATCCTCATCGTAAACTGCATCTAGCAATTTTTGGTATTCTTCATTTGACTCTGCCCATAATGCTTTATGTATATCATCTACATAGTCATTAAGGGTGCGTTTGTCAGGCATTGTGCGCTTAGCAATCATTTCTTCTACAGTGATCGGTAGAGGAATGATTTGCTTTACAACAGCATTTGAAGTATTATCAGACATAGACTTGCTCCAATAATGATTTGCGCCATTACAAATCATTTGCCCATCCAAGGGCGGAGTAAGTCTAGCGCGAACGAAAGGGGAAGTAAATCCCTCTATTTTTTCTCCAATTTCCCTTCAATCAAAAAGGCAACAGTTGCTATTCTATAACAGTAATGATTACCAGACGTCAAATATCTACCAGTTTTGATAAGCATAGTGCCACCAGGCAATACAACTATATCTGGAGGAACATCTTCATTCCAAACAAGATTGTTCAATTCAAGAGCAAGTGGCGCAACCTTATATGGATCATCTGACGTGCCTTCTACCATCAAGTCAAACGTTTTGTCCATTGTTCCAGTTCCTTTCATGCTCAATCGAGCAAAGCGACGCCAGAAGTATTCTCCTGGCGCCAAATATAGTTACGGCTGAACAGCAGGCTTATTCAATACATCTTGATCTTTTATTGGTGAGGAATCAATATCATACACGTGATTTATCTTACGCTCTAATTCTTTGATCGTTTTGTCCATTTTCTTGATCTTGTTCTCCAGCAACCGAATTTTTCTGTCGGTTTCTGATTCTTTCTTAATTGGTTTCTTGGCCAAATTTATGCCCCCTCAATATAGGTTTCATTGTTGATTATCCAATCACACAATGTTCCTATTTTGAGAAAGCTTGGCGATATACTCAATTTGCGTTTCTTTACCACATATTGAGTAGAGCCACTGGAGAGAAACGAAGTGATTCTGCAATTGTTGCTTCGCAGAATCATTTCCGCTATATCAAGTTTGATCATATCAGTATTTTCCATCGTTCCATTCCTTTCTAGATCCAGCACTATCGCTGGCGTAATGAGCCACCAGAATTACTTCTGGCGCTCACTACGTCAACCTGTGCTATTCGTTCATCAATCTCCATATAGCAGAATAGGATAGATAGACGAACGTCATTTGTCGCGTTTCGTTACTGCCGATACGTTTCAATACAACTTGATCATTCAATTTATCAATATTGTCCAAATACTTTCTGCGTCCTGAATTCTCAAACACAGAGAATATCGTTTGGACTTCCCAAATACTGTCGTGGTCTAGTCTACCAAAATTAAGCAGTTTCGTTCCCAATTCTATTTGAGACCGATGGATGAAAATGTTGTCCAATCCCTGCCATTTGGTTCCGGCGCGAGGCTGTGAGTTCTCGACAACCAATTTTAGTTTCCGATTGGTAACCATTAGTGGCACTCCTGCCGAGTATAGCCAAGTGAGTTAGTCCGCCCAATACATTCTATTGTCCTGTTGTCAGAACGGACAGAAGTATGAGTTTGACCAAGACTATCTCTGCGAGAAATACCAGAGAAATGGTTACCATTCCGATCAGTGCCGTCGATGTGCGTTTGGCCAATACTGTCTTTCCTAGTATTGAGAGTTTGTGCATTGGCCCCAACAGCAAGCATACTGATGGCGATAACAAGTCGTAACTTTTCCATATCATTTATTTTCCTTTCTAGGTTCCACCATGAGGTGGTCGCTCCTGGCCCGTATTCCGGCCAGGAGGAATCACGTCATAGTTTACTGAGTAACCACCCCAGAAATACTATAGCTAGACTAGCAAAGATAAATCCAGCCATGTATATGCTGATCGTTACTGTCATAATATCAGCGGGAGGCATTTTTGATTTGTCCTGGCAGAAGATCAATTTGAACTGATATTGTTTTTTCATCTTTCGTTGGAATAACTATTATCCAACGTTCCAAATGACCGGCATATCCAGTATTGTGTTCTTCGATGAACACCAATGTCCCTTTGATAATTGCATCATCTTTCGCAATTTTGCGAAGATAATCAAAGTTTAGTTCTCGATGTGGAGTTGCAATTTTACTACATTGTTTATATGCTGTTTCCAACTCATTAAGAGTCATTGTATTCTCCATTGTTCCTCATCCAGAACACTTTGTCCTGGTCGCTCCTGGCCCGCGTTCTCGGCCAGGAGGAATCAAGACAAAGACTAATTACGCACAATGGGTCCGGCAAGCCTAGCAATATCATTCATGAATCTAACGGCATCAATCTTATCCAAGTTGGTCATTACTTGGGTATTATTGTCGCCATCAGCATCCATATCGCTGAGGATGAACATGACTATATCAGGACGTTTCACTGTCTTGAGAATTTGTTCCCAAAGCAGTTTGACTTTGTTTCGGTCCTCAGAGGTCATTGTCATTCCTCAAATAATTGTGATATAGATCTCTCATATCGGCGGCAAAATGTTCGATGAATTGTTCCATATTTTCTTCAGACAAATCCATCATAGACATAGTAAAAGCTAAAATAGAACATGATAATGCCATAATGATGTCCGCAACTACATCGCCCATGATACGTTTGGCGCGATTAGGACTAGCAATTGTTTTGGCAAGCGCAGCATCCCAATGTGTCTTCATCACCTCAGTTAATTCAAGCATTATGAGGCTTTGCCGATTCCGCCTTTCATCTTCCATTGTTCCTGTCCCTTTCTAGATTGCCTTGGCTCTGTATTACTTGCGGGCTGGCCACCGCCATTGGCTACATTACTAAGCGATAGTCTAGCGCGCCTAGGCCCTAGCGTATAGGGCCTAGGTTCACCAGTTTAGTCACCAGCTACTTTATGCACATATAGTGCATGCACAGTTTTCAATACATCCATAGCTTCATCAAGCTCATTGTTATCAAGGCGCTCGATGATACTTGAAAGTATCGTCATCATTTGGACATTGATATGTCGTTGCAGTTTGCGATTTTCAGATATTATATCCAATAATCGCTCATTCAGTTCTTCTGGCGTCATTTAGTCAATCCTCGCAACTTCAAAAGAACCATCACGCTGCATTATTGCCAACCAATCATGTTCATAGAACAAGATGGTTTCGTTTCGCAAGTGTGTCATCGCGAGCAGTCTTGTTGGCGGATCACCAGGATACAGAAGATTGCCATTGTCGGCCATCTTGAATCCCTGGAAAGTATGCCAACCAGAGATGTAGTTGGCATGTATTTGTTCCTTAGCAGAACGCGGATCATTTTCATCCAGAAAGCCAGGAATGAATCCCAGCATATCATGGGTAGCACGCGGATGCATCATTATCCAAATCATTGCCATTGTTCCGTTCCTTTCTAGATCATTCTCCCCTCACCTTTCGCACTCTGGACTTGGGACCAGACGATGGCGGTTTAGAGAAGCCTCTAGGATCGCGCTAGAGGCGTAGGCTAGAGGATCCGCGCCTAGGGTAGCGGCCCCCTCCGTTCTACGGCCCTAGGATCGTCCCTAGGGCGTCTAGCGGGAGGCTCCCGCGCCTAGTCCTAGGCTACGCTCGCCTAGGCGCGGGAGGATAGGCTAGAGCGGAGCGGAATCGTTATCCACATCCTCCCATTCGTTGACATGAGTATATCCGTCAACGATATTCGTGATCTTGGACATTACGAGTTCGGCTTGATGTGCCGCTCTAGCGACAGACACTAGATTATCGCCAGTTTCGCAAGTATTCAACGCATCTTGGATAGCGCGAATGAGCGCCTCCAACTTTGCGATATGAACGTCGCGTTGTTGTATCGGGGATTTAGCCATTGACTTTCACCCATGCGCTACCCAGCTTTTCGTAATGCTGGCCTTTGCCTTGCCCAAGACCCACACCGTGAGACTTGAAACAATTGTGGCAAAGACAACCCCACTGGCCCGTTCTTGTTCGGGCATCATAGAATTCAGCTGTGATCTTGTGGGAGCAAACATCACACTCTGATGGAGGAGCACCAGTCCATGTTACTTGCATTACAACACTCCCGCATTTCTGAGCAGAAATATGGTTCCCATGATGACGACTGACCAAAAGAGAATGGCCACAGCCACATCGAACATGAGCGATACCATTGCCAGCATTCCGCCAGCAATCAATATTAGCAAATACATTGTTCCTTGTCCTTTCTAGTTGCCCACTCTGTATTTCGCATCCCGGCTTGTGACGGGCAAAGGCTACATTAGGCTCCTGGCGCGCGGCCAGGAGTAGACATCAATCATTGTCAGTCATCACTCGTTCCTCCCGTGCCACGTGCCGAGAGGATCATCATCCTCGCGGCTGGACAAGTAATTGGCGAATGCTTCTGCATCTTCACCAATCCTGATCTTGTCTTGGTGAATAAGCCACAGAACATCGTCACCACCAGCCTCAATTTGTTCATAATCAAGCACCATTGTATAGACATCGGCATGCTTAACCGACATCTTATTATGCTGCTCACGAGCAGCATCGATGGCCTCTTGTAGATCAGTAAAACCTTCGGCCCACCAATCTTGATTCTCAAGAGGATAGTCACCCACATAACTGGCGACTGTATAAAGTTTTTCCATTTGTTCCTATCCTTTCTAGATTTAACGCACAATATCTGGACTTGTGACCAGCAGTCTTTCGACCGGTGCATTAAGCCGCTATTACTAGCGGCCCACTCTGCTAATCGCCATACTTAATAGCACCATTCAATTTAGAATATAGCGACTGATATTCACGCAATTCTTTGATCAATTCTCTCGCGCGACCAATATCATCGTTTTCAACTGCAGTCGCGATCCAATTCTTTAGCGCGCTGCAATGGCTTTTGACTTGCCCAAACAACATAGCTGCTTCGCTATTATTTAGATTTACCATTATTCCGTTCCCTTTCTAGATATCTGTTTCGCTCTTTAGAGCTCATCAGGCAGGATACACATCCCACTACAGTAGGGCGCCAGAAGTATTCTCCTGGCGCCCTTAGTATTACGCACTCGCCTCAAGAACAGGCGCGGATTTGGACGGCTTATTCTTGGACTTTGCTGTCCTAGTAGCAATCAACTTCTTGGCCTCATTTTCCGAATACCAATTCCAATTATCGGAAGCGCCAACGCGAGCACGACCACCGTTAAGCGACAAACCCTTAGACGCGATATTTTCGATCAACTTGGCGGCAACAATCCTCGCCTCAGTCCGGTCAGTATAGGTAGCAATCCGCCGGATCTCATGGGAGTTAAAGCCATACCGGCGAACACTCCAAGCTAGAGGCGAACGATCCGCATCGTTATTGACGGTCATCGCCACGATACGCATAAACGCCTCGCCGGACATATTCTGGCGAACGGTATAGTATTTGCCGCCCGTTTTGGCGCACTCGATCACATACAAGTGAAACACCGGCTTAACAAAGTCACCCTTGTTAAGATAAGCGGTCAGCTGAGCAGAAGTGAGCTTTGACATTTTACATACATTCCTTACTAGGGGCTCTGTGTTTTAGGGCTTGCCAACCTTTATTGTTAGAACATTCTAACAATAGCCACATTACCTAGAAAGGAACAATGGATATCGCAACGGTAATAAACCCCTCCGCAAACAATAGTCGCAGGTAAAGAGGCTATTTCGTTACGATTAGACCAGATTTACTATATACCGGAAACACGCAAAGTTTCCCGTTCTAGGGGCGCATATTCAGCCCGCTCTAGAGGTTCCTTTACGCTACCGTATACACCGTTTCAAAGAATTTCGGAAAGTCAACGATACCCCATCGAAATGGCCACCCAACGAGAACCGCCCGCTACAATCTTCCAAAATCCCGCTTTCGCTACAAGGAAGTTTACGGTCCAGTCCTAGGCTACCGCAGGAACAAACATCCGCAGTATATAAGCCTATTCCGACTAGGGACGTTCTAGAGCCTAAGCCCAAACGTTCCTAGGAACCCGCCAGGACTATACCGCCCTAGGGGTTCCCGAGATATCCTGATTCCCTTTTCAAAGAGCCGGCCCCCGCCGGGGACCGTTTAGGCTATTTCTTTTATCTATGTATATCCTGCCCGAATACAAACTGGACGTCTAGAGCCAGTTTCGAGACTAATCTTTGTTTTTAGACGGGCATCTGATGCTTCAAACACATGGTCCATGCTACAGGCCTGTTTGCAGGGCCTATGCAAGCTGTCTGCAGGCTCCTGGCCGATTAGTCCAGGCCTACCCTCCTGGGCGATAGATTGCCTCGGTTTGTTCTGTTTGTGTTCGCGATACGTTCTTAGCCATGATTTAGATCAGTCTAAATTTGTATCTAGCGTCGCCCACGACGATAGGCTAGGCTCTAGAGCGGAGCGTAAGGGAAATGAGACGATGACTCCCGATATCATATTTGAGATGCCGTCACATCAGCCGAATGAAACCAGATACATTATGTCTATAGCAGAGAGTTGTCGCAGTTCGAGAATTGGATTTGCTATATTGCTCAACGGTAAAAATTGGAGCGAAAATTCAGTTGTTATTCGTAACAATTTCGTGGCGGAATATCGACATTTGAAGATAACTGATCCTTGTATATCCTTAGCAGAGGCAAGATCATTAGCATGTGCTTTGGCTGAGAAACATTTTCAGCCCAAATATCATATATTGTCTGATGATGATTTTGTATTTAATAATGGTTGGGAGGATTTCATTCTTGAGGCCATACAAGATATGGAACATTTCTCCAAAGTATCAAATCGACAATGTTACTTAGGTATGGGTGGAGCATTTGGTAGTTACGGACACGGAAGGGCAACATTTATTGGACCACAACCTTGGTTCCCTACTGGCCGAGGTATTATCTACACTTTGGCAGCTGCTTGGGATGAAATGGAACATCTACCAGGGTCATTAGATGAACAGTATTTATGCTCAGTATTGTTCCATAAAGGACATGTTGCATTACGGAAGATGATGAGCCCAATACAACATCATTCTAAACACAAACTTGGATACGGCATATACAGCAAATCAATTGTAGAGCAATATAACAGCGTAATGGTTCGTAGAATTTGGAATGATCCAAAATGGGTAATGAAGCCAACATTAACCAGTAAAGCTGTATTGACTGATGGTAGATATTATGCTCATTGTCCGCGAAACGCACTCAAAGAACAAACTAAATTGAAAGCAGAATTATCTCAAATTCCAGAAATCAAACAACGTTATCTTACTCCTGGCCCGCAGCGATAATTGTAGCCATCGTTACGCAGACGGATTATTGTCCTATGGGGGTTTACTCAGCCGATGGGATAGGCTAGGCTATTGTCGGAAGCGTAACGATACGCTTTCAGTCCGGCCTATGATCTTTGACATTGTGAGGTATGTAATGAGTCGCAAGAAAGGTAACACTGTGTCTACAACTCAGAGCGTTGAGCATCCTTTGCCTCCTGGGCCAGAAGTAATTGTGGATACCACTGGTGCACAAGTTGCTGTGCCGATGGAGGAAACAGTTACGGCAGAGGAACAAGAAGCAAAGCCAGTAAAGCGGGCTTCTGGCCCGAGAAAGCTGAAGCCCAATGAAGTGAAAGTGGTGAAGCACTTCATGGAAACTTATATTGGTGAGACTGATCCTATCACCAAAACAGTTTCGTTTGAGGAACTGCACAAGGATATGAAGCCTTGGTTCCAGCCCAGCATGAGAGATAATGTTGTTGGGCGAGGTATCTTTAATGCAGTCTACGATGACGAAACGAAAATGTTGACTGGTGTTCAGCTGACGGAACTTGGTGCTGAACTATACCGCAAGTTGAATGGATCAGATGCACCAGCTACTTCTGGCCGGAAGGGCAGACCGAAGGGTGTGGTTACTGAGAAACCCAATGCCAGGACCTTCAAGTATGACGCAGGTTTGCGCTTGCGTATATTGGTTGACGATAATCCTCGTCAAGTCAGTAGCCATGGGTATCATTCCTTCAACTTGTATGAGAACGGAATGACCTATGACCAATACTTGAATACACCATTCGACAGCAGCCTGATGTCGAAGAAAAATACAGAGTTCTCTGGTCCGAAAAGATGGCATTGGGACAACGACCTAATGCATGGCTATATTGGTCTGTATTATGCTGACCAGCCGGAATTTCTGGAGGATGGCTCACCAAATCCGAGGTTCTGGTATGTCAATATGAGAAAGAACCAACCGCCAGAAGAAGTAACTACTCCTGGCGAGACTACAGAAACTGCCGAGTGAATAATAAAATGGCCCTGGTATACAGGGCCATTTTACTTGGAGGTATGCAAATGAGAAATGTTTGAGTGTCCGGCCCAAATCTCTCACGCGAACGGGTATATAGCGGCGAAACGCCGCGAAGTAAAGGGAGTAAATACTGTGAGTAATAAAAGAACAATGACGTTGGATTTGATGAAACAAATTTATATTGAAGTGGATGACGTTATAAACAAATTGGTAAAGATAGCCAATTTGAATAATAAAGGCAACAGCGTAATCATTGGTGATAAAATAGTAGCATTATCAAGAAAATTACACAGTGAATTAATAAGAATTGAGGACAAATTTTATCGAGATAATGAATTTGATACTAGGGTTGAATATGACAGATGGCTACATAAATTTACAGAATCGAAACGATTAGAAGTCAAATAACTTTGCTTGTATATGGCGCCAGTTAGCCACTGCTCTTTGACCTTTATCGGTCAGAGTTTGGCTATCTGGCGCTATATATTTGTTGTCCATAGCTATATCGCGATAGAAACGAAACATCTCGTGAGTTTCTTGACCGAGTTCATTTTCTAAATTGAACCAAGTAATCTTCTGGCCGCGTTCCTTCATGTCAGCAAGAACACACAATACCCAAAGAAATCTCAACTTGTCAACTATTAATATTCGTCGATCATTAGATCTAATCATTGGGATGCAAAAGATTGGGATACCCTCTGGCGCCGCAGCAACGGCGAAGCATCCTCCGGCGAAGCCCAGGGGTTCACTTTCGTTCGGTGCTGCGGTGCGCCTCGGGCTTCTTCTCCACACGGCCTCGCGGCGCCAGGGCCGGCGTCTCTCGACGGCGTTTGCCGACCGCCTCTTGCGCCAGCCGGAATCCGGCGGCGGCGACAATCCCGCGCACCATGTCGAGGCATCCGGACCGGACATCAGGGCGCGTCCTGCGCCAGTTGGCGTCGTCTGCCTCATCATCCCACTCGGGAATGACACCACTCACTGCTCGCGTCGCGACGGCTCGCGCGTAAAACTTGGCGCCGGCCAAAATATAACTATCGTCCATTGTCTGATCCTGCGTTCGTTGGGGCGATCTCTTGCAACGCGGACACCGGCCGCATGCCGTGCCGAGAGCCCATGATCCTTTGCACAACAGCGTCTCAGCCATCGGCCACTCCTAAGTATATTCGACGCTTTACCTCGCGAACGCGGGAGCGTAGTCTTACCGTTCGGTTACGTTAGGTTGCTGAAGAAAAGAGGCCAGGATTTGCTTGCGACGCTCCTGGCCTCTTAGTTAGTATGTAGTAGGCATAGAAACCATATAGTCTTTGGGGGGAACAATATGGATAACCAACCACTCGAAAGGATCAAGTAATTGGCCAACGAGTATATAGTCGATCGCGATACGGAAGTAAAGCCCCAAACGTTTGCCAATCGTAATATAGTTACGGTTGCACTTGCTCTTGGTGGCAAGCAATTAAACAAAACTATATTTGCTGATGGCAGAATTATTGATTTCAAAAACGCATATCATTACAAATTCTTCAGTAAAGAAATCGAGTGTTTAGATGATCTATGTCAGCTTGTGCGATACTTGTTGCACAGGCCTAAGTGTTGTTTATTGCGCGGAGTGGCTAAAGATGATACTTTGCCGAAACAACGACGATTGTTGTATGATGATAAAGTTAAAGGTGATCCGGCAACTATTATTGAGCAAGAACAGAATTGGTATGCATTGGATGTAGACAATTACGATAAATGTAGTGGTGATCTAAAGCAAGATGCTCAAAAGATGCTCCTGGCGCTAGGTCTCAGTGGTGTTCAAGCATTCGCGATACCAAGTGCTAGTTACTTGAGCGAAAGAAAACCTGGTATAAATATCAGATTGTTCTTGTGGAATAGCGCAAGAATATCTTGTTTGTCGTTGAAAAAGCACTTCACATCAGTGGTGGACAGTGCTTTATTTAGCCCAATACAGGCTATTTATGTTGCGAGACCAACGTTTATTGGTATGGCAGATCCATGTTCGGATTTGGTGGCATGGATACCAGGAGATCAGATCTATACAGAAATTAGTGATACAGAAAGAGTTGTTGGAGAGCGATCATATCGTTTGAATAAGCGAACTAAGAAACAAGCTGAAGCATTTCTCAAAGCTGGCAATATTAAAGATGATGATGATAAAGTAGTGCATTTGTGGGATCTTACAGAAGGCAATAGACATAGACCATTATACAAATTTAGCAGTTGGATGGGAGAATTGATTTGGCAAGAATTACTTGATGAAGATGAGGTTATAGATGAGTTATTAGACAAATGCATGTATTATTGGCGAGGCAATACTAAGAATGATGACAGAACGATAAGGGACGGCATTCGCAACGGCAAAGAAAAGGCGGAGAGAGACAATGAGTTCTAATACAAATGATATATTTGATATCATAGATGCATTGGAGATGTTCATTAATAAATTACAAAGAATTGAGGCGTTGGAACGCAAATCAATATTATATGGTAGAGATGGAGATGTATTCATTGAGGGGTTGTGGCAACTAAAGCAATTGGACGGTCTTCATTACGATAGAATATTGGAAGAAATATCACAGACAGTTCGTGGATCCAAAGGCAGAATCAAAGATATATTTGATGATAGAGAAAAGGCCAAAGTCAAAAGCACTATAAACGCATTCACTACGGCAGAGAACTTATTAACTAACAAGAATGGTATGCCGGTGGCCAATCCATTCAACTATAAGCAAATACTCCTGGCGTCTACCAAAGTCCAATTTGTATTTGATACTATGTCAGATGATATATATTTCAGTAAAATGTGTTGGGAATCAAAAACTAAAGAATTTGTATTAAATGTTAATGAATCGGAAAGAACGTATTATAGATATGATTTGACCAATAAAACAGGATTGAAACAAACATTGAATGAATTTATATTCCCAACTGAGATTACGTTTAGTGCATTAGATGATGCTGTATTATTTGTTTCTCAAACGAATAAAGTTGACTTTTATAAGCAATGGATGGATGGGTATAGAGGATTGTGGGATGGTATTGACAGATATACGCAAGAGAATTGTATAGCAGTCAAATATCTTAAAGCGGATGTTTGCCAGTGGAGTGCTACTTGGTCAAGATTGTTAATGTTATCGTTGGTGCGCAGATGTTATGAGCCAGGATGTCCATTGCGTTATTATTTCGCTATAGAAAGTGCTCAAAATATTGGTAAGTCAGAGCTGTGTAAGAGATTTGTTCCATCGTTTTGGTTTACTAAAGGTCATATTAAAGAGGACCCAACTAATTTTGATAAATCTACAGTAGGCATGGCTATAGTAGAAATGGATGAAGAAGGTGGATTAGACAAAACAAGTATTAATGTTTGGAAGAGTTGGGTAACAGATCCAATTAGCAAATACAAAGTGTTCTATCAGACAAAGGAATTTGCTTCGTATTTGAAAAGATGTATTGCTATAGTAACAACCAATAATTGGCATCATCTTAATGATCCTACTGGCAATACACGTTGTATTCCTATTAGATCAAATCTGCCTATGAATGTATTTGTGGATTTAGAAGAATTTGAAAGAGAGTATCCACAAATATTATCTCAAGCAATACACATGTATGATAGTGGAAAGCTGCCGTTTTTGAATAATGGCGAAATGGAGATACAAACTAGTCAAACTACAGATAGAGAATTGGTTACGACAGAGTATGAATGGATTGAGGCATATTTTGATGGTGTAAGTGGAAATGTCAATAATATGGAGCTAGCTAAGAAAGATGGAGTTAGACACGAATTTATTACGTCGTGGTTACGATCTGAAACAGCATTCAATACAGATTTACCAAATGATTTTACTAGACACAAAAGCAAAATGGATACCGCTTTACGTCGTTTCGGTTTTAGATCGGAAGTTCGCAATATTGAAGGAACAAATCAAAGAAGATGGTGGTATTTCAAGTAAAGAACATACTCCTGGCGGGGGGGGATAACGCATAATAACGCATATGAAAATTTAGCGCGTTATCGAAATGATGTGGTGTAAGTTATTGTATTCTTTATTATTTTTTATTACTATAACGCTATAACGCTATAACGCTATAATATAAAAGAAGATTATAAAAACGGAATGCAACTATATATTCCCTATAAGAAGTATAGGAAGTTCGGCGTTATTCGTTATTTTAGCGTTTATCGTTTATAATCAAAGACTTACGTGCGTTATTTAGTGCGTTACGGGCGTTACGGCGCGTTACGGCCAGGAGCACATAGCTATGCTTGAATTGAAATTAGCCCAAACATTCGACAATGCATTCAGCTGTTATCAACTATGGAAACCAAGTAACAGGCAAGCTGGTTGGCCAGATAGAGGCATCCAAATCAATGATAGCAAGTTCATTTGGTGTGAACTAAAGACAACATCATTACGTAAAGATAACACAATTCAAGTATCCAATTTCGATCAAGCACAAGCAGCATTCATGTTCAAATGGCAAAAGGCTGGTGGACATTGCTTTCTGTTAGTTGCGATCCACACCGGCCAGGAGGATGTAGGATATGCTATCATCACTCAACTAATGCCCAATTATTGGTTATCATTGAACAAACGTATATTGCATATGGATAATTTAAGTTTGTTTGCCGAAACGATAGATGATGTTACATATTGGTTTCGAACAGTTTACGATAACCGATAAAAGTAACGCTCGAAGGCTTACTTCAGAGTTACTTTCCTTTACGGTAATAGGAGTCGGATAACTCGGAAGCGGAACGATGTCTGATTTTGAAATAACATATCACGAATATAAATTTTTCGCGAGGGGCTTTACTTACGATCGAAACGCGAGAATACTACGTCGTGGTGCGAAAGTATGTAAATCATAAAGCACAATTTCATGTATTAGATGATGCTTTTGACGATCCAGAATTGTTATATTGGTGTCCTAATGAAGTCATAATAAAGATGGATAAATTCAAACAACCATCGTGTGCCACTAAAGAAAATATACGCAAGTTAGATAATCTGATACGTGCCTCAGCGTCCAACTCAAAAGGAACCACCAATGCGTAAGTATGTAGCAGCTATTCTTACGTTGTTTGGTTTGACTTTGCCCTTTGCAGCCAATGCTGCATTGATCGCATCGTTCAGCCAAAATCCGTCGGCTACACCTACAGTATTCGCCACCGATAATGGCGTAACAACTAACATTGCGGTTAATAGCGCATCCACCGCTATTACCACTGGTGCCAGTGGTGTTATTCCTAATGCTTTCTTCAGTCTGGCAGCGAACAGTGTTGGTATAGCGACACAAATCGGCAGTCAAATAATCGAACGTTTCAACGGCAACTTCTGCTTTACCAGCGCCATTGGTTGTGGCGGCACCAATTACTTGAGCGGAATTTTCACCGATGCAGCGTTTGGTGCGAATGGTGGTCCGGGTTTGACGGTGAATGTCAATAATCCACCTGATACTCTGACACTAACATCTGGCGTATTGCCGGCCAGTAGCCTTCAGCCTCCTTCGACTTTCAATATTAGTTTCGCTGATCTTGTGCCATTGCTGCATATCAACGGCACTACTATTGGTGGATTTACCGCTGATTTCGCCGGTAATATTTCATCGTCAGTAGCTGTAACTGAACCTGCTGCTCTTGCCTTGCTTGGCCTTGGTGTTCTTGGACTAGGATTTGTTCGCTATAAGCATAAAGGCAATAACCACAACTATGCCTGATGGTTTCGATCCTGGTCGTGAACTACAGCGTATCCTCACTCTTCAAGAGTTGATGAGTGAGTGTAGGGCACGCACGCCAACTATACTTGCGTTAGCAGACCAAATGCTAACGGACCCTGAGCTTTCTCCCGACACGAGGCTCAGGGTCATGGAGTTTGTAGTTAATAGAGGATACGGCAAGCCTAGACAGCATGTAATTGTTTCTGATCCGAATGATCGGCCAGCCGCTACCAATCCAGTCAAAATATACATACCTGACAATGGTAGAAACCCAGCGATGGGCAGGGTGATAGATCAAGACGGCGAAGTAACGAATGCTTGATGATCTTGGTTTCTTCAAAGATGCTTTAGGGCCGCAGCCTGGTCCTCAAGAAGCATTTCTATCAACTGTAGCAGACATTGCTATATATGGTGGTGCTGCTGGTGGTGGTAAAACTTTCGGATTGTTACTTGAGCCGATCAGACATATAGATAATCCTCAATTCGGCGCAGTAATATTCCGTCGCGATGCTACTCAAATCACCAATGAAGGTGGTTTGTTTGATACTAGCTTCCAAATATATCCTGAGGTATATGGAAGTCCAAAACTGAGCCCATTCAGATCATGGGTGTTTCCGTCTGGTGCCAGTATAACATTCAACCATTTACACAACGAAAAGGATATTCTCAATTGGCAGGGTGCCCAAATAGCATTGATCTGTTACGATGAACTAACACATTTTACTGAGAATCAATTTTGGTATATGTTGTCTCGCAACCGTTCTACTTGTGGTGTTCGACCATACATTAGAGCAACTTGTAATCCTGATGCTGATAGTTGGGTTGCTCAACTAATTGAATGGTGGATTGATCAAGAGACAGGCTATCCCATTCCGGCCAGGAGCGGTGTTGTTCGTTGGTTTGTAAAACTTGATACTAAGATACATTGGGCTGATTCATCAAGAGAATTGTTACTTGAACATCCAGGAACGTCACCGAAATCATTTACGTTTATTGCCGCTACCCTAGCCGACAATCAAAAATTACTTGAACTAGACCCTAACTACAAAGCCAATCTACTGGCAATGAACCGTGTTGAGCGGGAAAGATTGCTCAACGGCAATTGGAAAATCAAACCAACAGCTGGTTCTTATTTCCCGTCGCATTGTGTGAATATACTATCAGCTGTTCCTACCGATGTCAAAATATGGGTGAGAAAATGGGATCTAGCTGCTACTGAACCTAGTGAAGTGAATCCAAGTCCAGACAGTTCCGCTTCAGTATTAATGGGAAGGAGGGAGAATGGCAGATTTGTAATTGCTCATGGAACTAATATCAAGAAAGGAGCGCATGTTGTAAGAGAGATCATCAAAAACATCGCGGCGCAGGACCGGAACAATTACGGCCGGAGAGTGATTATTGCTCTCTCAATAGACCCTGGGCAAGCAGGGAAAGAACAAGCAGCCAGCTTGACAACTATGCTTGCTGGATATCGTGTTACTTCTGTTAGAGAAACAGGACCAAAGGAGACTAGAGCAGAACCGCTATCAGCACAATGGCAAGTTGGTAATGTGGATTTGGTTGAAGGACCGTGGGTGAAAGATTACTTGAATGAGATGGAATCTTTCCCGTCGCCTGATGCACATGACGATTATGTCGATGCTAGTAGTGGTGCATTTCTTGAGTGTATATCTGGTGCCGATAAACAAGCAGCATGGAGGGCATTATCAACGTAGTTGCTAGACGCGATGGCTTCCAAAATGTCATGTCTGGTCTTAATACGACCGGACTTGATCGCACATCCAACACGTTCTATCGCAGTAACAATTGGCGTCGTGGTCTAGAGCGATACTGGTCTAATCGTTTCTCACTATATGACTATGGTGATCTATACTTGAACAATGGTATCGTTCAGAAGATCATTGATAGACCATCCGATGATTGTTTTCAACAAGGTATCATAATAGAGGGGGATGAGGAAGGCTCTATTGAAGATGAATATGATCGTCTATTTGTATTGCCGAAAATGGCTGATGCTGTTCGTTGGTCTAGACTATATGGTGGAGCAGCCATACTAATCATCGCTAAGGATGGTGGAACATTTGATGATGAATTGAACTATGACGCGATTGATACTGTAGAAGAACTACAGGTTTATCCACTACCAAGTATTAAGCCTACTGAAATTGTCTATACTGCTTTTGATACTGATGATGTCAAGAAAGTCGGGCAACCGATGTTTTACGACATTACCGCGCCAGGAGTTCAAGCCTTTAGAGTTCATGAAACTAGACTATTGCTAATGTCTGGTGAACCATTACCTGACCGATTTGTTCATATGCAATCTATGAATTGGATTGGTCGCTCTATCATCACTGGTTGTATAGAAGACATTTCGCGATACGATCAAGCCTTACAGTGGTCAATAAGATTACTTGAGCGTAAGCAACAAGGCATCTATTCCATGGAAGGTCTAGGTGAATTGTTCGCTCAAGAAGCAGATGATTTGGTTTCTAAACGGATCAATCTTGTTGATCTTGTCCGTGGCAATCTCAACAGTGTCGTTGTTGATAAGAATGATGCTTATACTATTGAGAACCTTGGGCTCGATGGCGTTCAATCTTTACTACAAGAATACCAAGTGGCGATTTCCGCTGCGGCCAACATTCCTGTAGTTATACTATTTGGCAAGTCCACCACTGGACTCAATGCTACTGGTGCTGGTGATCTGGAGTCTTATTATGGAATGGTTGGACATATCCAGCAAGTTATCGCCAAACCAGTATTGGAGAAACTGACCGCTATACTATATGTCCAGCGAACCTATACTGGACAACTACCGGACACTTGGCATATTGAATTTAATCCGCTATGGCAAGCATCAGATCAAGAACAAGCGACCGCCAATAATCTAAATCAGCAAGCCAATAATACTGAAGTAACGATGCTGATGACTCTGATGAATGGAGGAATTATTTCGCCAGAAGAAGTGCGTAAGATTGTAGTGAATAAATATAGCGAATATGATTTTTCAGATGAGATACCTGATACTGCCGTTTCTTCTATGGACTATGCTGCTGATATAGATACATCGCAACTAGATGTTCCGCAAGATCCAAATAAGCCGGCGCCAGCAGCATGAGTAACGAATGGAAACGAACTGAATGTAGACGCGGCCACAAATACGTGGAAGGTTCGTGGACATGGACTACAACAGGCAATAGAGATTGTAAAGAATGTAAGAAGATACGTGAGAAAAATAAACAAGTAAGAGTCAAGTTTAAAACACAATTCAGCAAAGATGCTGCTAAGTCGAGGTTGGCTAATGGCTGATTATGTTACCAGAGACGAGTTTAATGAATTGGAGGCGCGGGTAACTGTGCTTGAAGGTGGTCAGCCGCCAGTAGCACCACCTAATCCTATCACTAATGGTATTCAAGCGAAACGTATTGCTTCGCTAATTGGTTTGTTTGGCGTAAATACTTTTAGTTCGCTAGACGAACATAACCAATGGGGATCATGGCCAGCGGATTATCGCCCTGATAGTGTTATTACTGCGTTACAATATATCCTTGGTGATAGTGGTCACGCATTTCGTATCCGCGAATATCATTACGCTGGACGCGAAGATATGCAACGCGATTGGCTAAGTCAAATTGTTACTGCTATACCTGGCACTGAAGTAACGTTATGTGTTGGTGCTAATGGTTCAACTAACGATGTTCCATCTATAATCAGTTTAGCTGCCGATCCTGAATGTGGGGTTAAATGGATCGAAGGATTGAATGAACCCAATACAAATTTCGGTAGTGGTGAAGTTCCATTTAATGTAACGCTAGACATACAAAATGAACTATGGTGGTCTGAGCATTTGAACGCCAAAGTAATGGGACCAAGTATCGTCGCTGGAACGCCGCATCCAGAAGGATGGATAACTGGTTATTGTGGAAACCAAGATAACTTGGATGCTCTTAACACTAAATTTGATCACGGCAATGGGCATTATTATCCTCCTGGCAATCCTGATATTGCTAATACTGGTTCCTCCATCAATGAATACATCGGTGGATTGTGGGGTGTATATGCACAAAAACCAATCCACCTGACAGAATTTCATCCAACACTATACAATGATGAAGGGCACAAACCAGATCAATCTGGTTGGTCAGGTGAAAGAGATGCATACTATACTTTGATAACTCTATTGCGTTGTGCCCAAAACGGCACTATTGGTCTATGGTGGTATGCTCTATTCGACTATGGAACAATCTATCTCTGCGGTTTGTTTCCGAAAAATCACGCAAATGATCCTCGGCCAGTAGCAGATGCTTTGAAGAACCTATGTAGCGTATGTCATGATCGTGGGGATAAGCACGGCTTTGAGCCTGGCAAATTGGATATTATTGTATCCGGTATGAATGAAAATATGGATTATGTTGTATATCAAGCAAGCGATAATCGGTTTCTAGTGCCTATTTGGTATGCTGCTAATGGTGAAAATAAGGTTGAAATTATAGTATCATTCGATAAGACCAAGAAATCAATCAAAGTATATGATCCAATGGAAAGCAATAATGCTGTCGATACTAGACATGATGCTGTATCTGTGGCGATAGAAATGGCGCCAGGAGTAATGATTGTTGAAGTAAATGCCTAGAAAGCGGCCTAAGATTGTGCCGATGAAGTATCCCATTGGTCAGGAGTTTGCGTATCGCCGCATATTGTTGAAGATGAATAACAAATACAAACAGATATTGAAGCGGAATATGTCGCCATATGTAGAAGTAATGTCGAAAGAAGCCACTGCTGTTCATTTGCCTACTGGCCAAATTCGCCAAGATGCATTAGGTTGGAGAGATCAGCTCAATAGAGTAATGCAACGTATCGCTGACGATATGAGAGATCCAACGAATCAAATTATCAAAGAAATGGTTCGTATTGGTCCGCAAACTAATCAATACAATAAAGCAGAATGGACTAGATTGGTTCGGTCTCAATATGGTGTCAATCCCACTAAAGAGGACCCAGAAAAATATAATGCTCTTCTGGCAAATTGGGCAAGAAACAATGCTCTTTTGATTAAGGACATACCGGATAAGACCTCACGACAAATTGCGGAACAAGTAAATCAGGCATTAATTGAAGGCACTAATCTAGCAGATACCCAAAAAGAAATATTCAATATAATGTCGGATCGAACTGATGTTCAAGATAGTCGCGCTAAGTTGATTGCTAGAGATCAAGTTGCTAAGTTGAATGGCCAATTGACGATGGAACGTCAAGTTGATATGGGAGTAGATAGCTATATTTGGAGAACAGTTGGTGATGAACGAGTAAGAGAAACGCATGCTGATAATGAAGATCAGACATTCACCTGGGATAATCCGCCAGCAGAAACCGGTCATCCCGGTGAAGATTATCAATGTCGTTGCTGGGCCGAACCCATTCTCCCTGAATTTGTAGAATTTGAGGCGTCATTACTTGAGGAAGCCGATGCCTAATAGATATGACAATATAACAATTACTGCTGAACGCAGTAAAGATGGCTGGATTATTGATCGGCCAGTCATTACTCGCTCTGGTATATTTATATACAAGGATGCCAATGGAAAAACCATTCGCGAATATAGACCAGATGAAGAAGTGTTCAAAGCTGATAGTCTCACTAGCATTAGAGGAATGCCCATCACTGACGGACATCGAGGCATCCTTAATACCAACAGCAACCTTGACGGAATTGTTGTCGGTTCGGTTATGGGGCCAGGAGAAAAGCAGGATAATGATGTAGTTGCTGATATTGTAATTCACAATGTAAAAAAAATAGGATCGAAACGAGAATTGTCTTTGGGATATGAATGTCGTATTGATGCTGTTCCTGGCGAATGGAATGGACAGAAGTATGACCAAGTGCAACGTGATATTGTTTACAATCATCTTGCGGTAGTAAACAAGGGTCGTGCCGGCAATGCTCGCATCCGACTAGATGCGGATGAATTAGTCTCTTTTGATGTGGAGGATGATATGCCTGATGTTACTTTGTCGAAAATTCGATTGGATAATATTGAATATCCTGCTGCGCCTGAAGTAGTCAACAAGATCACTAAGCTAGAGGCAGATATTAGCGTTCTAACCAGTCGCGCTGATAAAGCGGAAGCCGAGAGAGATACGGCGAAGAACGCACTGGAGGCTGCTACTAAAGATCATAAAGAGTCGCTCAATAAAGAGCGCAATATTGCTCGTGATCGTATTAAGCTTGAAGATAAAGCCAATCAGCTTTCTATTAAATTTGATGCTGATGATTCAGATCGTTCTATCAAAGAAAAGATTATCAATAAGCTCGGCAATGAGCTTAGATTTGATGGTAAGTCGGATGATTATGTTGATTCTGCTTACGATCTAACTATTGCCAATGAAGAGCAGAAAAGTAAAACCGCGAAAGGACAACGCGAGAAGACAACTACAAAACAAGATGCGTCAGAGAATAAGTCTGGTGGTAGTTCAGCTGACGCACGTGAGCGTATGTTGCGTCGCATTCGTGGTGAGAAGGAGGCTGCATAAATGTCGGGTTCTGCTTATGCCAACTATATGGCCCCTGCCTTCATTGGCATGAAGGCTGATAGTATGGAAGATAATGTTGATACCTTTCCGGCATCAACATTGATCAATGTTGGTGTAGCAGTGCAAAGAACTGCTGCTGGCGCCGCAACTATTAAGCCCGGTGCTGCCTCTGCTGCACTTTGCGTTGGTGTTGCGCTTCACGATCATATCATTGGATACAATGGTGGATATCGTCAATATGACGCCGTCTCAGTATTGACTCGTGGTCGCGCTTGGGTTGCCGTTGATGATGCTACTGGTGTCGTTGATGGGGCTGCGGCGAAAGTAACTGCTGCTACTGGAGCATTCAATACTACTGGAACGATTGCGGTTACTAATGCTGTATTTCGTTCTGCCGCTATTGACTTGTTGAATGTTGATTGGACAACATATACCAAGGGTGCGATTGTCGAATTGCACTATCCTTTGGTATAATGAGAGGAATGTATTATGCCTGGACCTCTTGATCATCAATATTACAGTGAGGATGATCTTACTGTATTGCAGAATGCGCCGATCATCAAAAATAATTTCAGGGAAGATGCTGATACCATCTTTCTTGCACGACAACTTGACTATATTCGCGCCAATACTTATGATCGTCAGCTACCTGCCATCAACGCTGATCGGCTAGTCCCAGATGATACTTCAGTTCCTGAATGGGCAGAAAATGTCTGGCAATATGCGTTCGACATGGTGGGTATGGCCAAGGTTATATCTAACTATGCTGACGATCTACCTCGCGCTGACGTTCGCGCTACCAGCAGAATGACGACTGTTAGAACACTTGGTGATAGTTATGGCTACAATATAAATGAACTAAGAGCCTCACGGCAAACTGGTCAGGGTCTAGATGCTCGTAAGGCGGCAGCGGCCAGGAGAGCAATGGAACTAAAGATTGCCGATATCAAGTTGCGTGGTGATGCTAACTATGGATTGTTTGGATTGTTTACTCATCCAAATCTTCCTGTGCTAGTATTGACTAACGCTGGCGATTGGACATCTCTTACTGGTGATCAAATTCTTGCTAATCTAAACCAGTGGGTTGTGGCTTATCAGAACCAAGTAAAAGGCACACATACGCCGAATGTGCTTAGTCTCGCACCTAAGGCTTACAATGCTGCGTCTACTAAGTTCATTACTGGTGCTTCTGGCCTAACGCCCATTACTCCACTACAATGGTTCCGAGGTAACTACCCTGGTATTGCTGTTGAAAATGTCTGGGAAATGCAGCTTGCTGCTGTGAGTGGCACTAAAGATTTGGGTCTGCTCTATGAGCGTAGTGCGGATAATATTTCGCATACGTATGTGATGCCGTTTACGCAACTACCGCCAGAAGCACGCAATCTAGAAATCGTTACTGATTGTATCGCGCGATCTGGTGGTGTGAGTATCTTTTATCCATTGGCTTTGCTTTCCGCTGTTACTACCTGATAGGAGAACAACAACTATGTTTGCGATCCTTAATAAATCTGAACGTCTAATCACTACCCATCTTGGTGATGCTTTGCCTCCTGGTTTGCCGGTAGCAGTTTCGGAAGTAACCATGGAACACCCTTCCATGCAAGCATTGGCTAATGAAGGCTTGCTTGAAGTGGTGGAAATTCAAGACCCACCGCCACCGCCAGAGCCAACGCCTACCCCGACGCCAGAGCCTACTACTGAAGGTGGAGCTAGAGTTGGTGGTGGACAACAACCTCCAACGCAACAGCGCCCAGCCCCTCCACCTCCACCGACCAGGGGACAGTAATGACTATTACTGTAACCAATCAATCTTCTCGTTCATTTATCTTGGGTGGGGAAATGATACTTCCCCATACTCCCTTGGAGATTAGCGAAGAAGTAAAGTTTGTTATTGACAATAGTCCATATCATAGTTTCTTCACCTATGAGATTACTGAAGACCCACCTTCTGGCAGAGATGCGGGCCAGGAGGATGATGAACATCGACAAGCTTTTGAAGAAGAACAACGTGCTATAGATGAGAGCAACCAAATATCTGATGAGGATTATCAACGTCAAAATCGTGATCGTTAATGTCTGACGTTGTTGATCCTCCAGTATATTGGACTGATGTAAAGACTATATTACAATTGTTCTTTCCGCAATACTTTGATCCTGCAAATCCCGCATATATTGATCCTGCATTGATGGATATGTTACTTGCTATTTCAGAAGAAGCGCGCCCTTGGTGTTTGTCTACCAATAGACAAAATTTTGCCCAAGCAATGTTTGTTGCATATCTTATTTCTGTTCAAGAAGAAACATCATCCGGTAAACCAGTTCAATCTTATCTTGGACCAATTTCTTCAGAGAAAGAAGGTGATGTTGCGATAACTTATGCTGCCGTTACTGGTGGAACTAGTAATGAGTCTAGGCGCCCATCAAGCAATCCTTGGGATGCTTGGAATAGAATGTGGAATATTTGTCAAAAAGGCGCAATAACAACGAGGTTTGGCGATCCATGCCAGTCACCATCAGAGACAAGGACTATGGATTCAAACGTATTGAGCTTGACTTTAAAGCGTTACGCGGCAGAGGCGTTAAGATCGGTTTGATGGGTAATGATCAAGTTGAAGGCGTATCGGTAGTGGATTATGCTACTTACAATGAGTTTGGCACATCACGTATTCCTGCGCGCCCATTTATGCAAACAACAGCCGATACTAGCAAAGAAACAGTTACCAAATTTACTGAATATCTTGTTGGAAGAATGATAGATGGCAAGATCAATGATACAACAGTGTTACAAAATCTTGGTGCGAAGTATCAATCTCTTGTTCAGAAAACGATAAGCGATGCTAAGAATTGGGCGGTGCCTAATGCTCCTGGCACTATATTAGCAAAAGGATCAAGTTCACCTCTTATCAATACTGGTCGTATGATTGGTGCTGTTCGATATGAGGTAGTATGACCACATCGTTCCGCACTTCATATGAGGTTATTCAAAGAGACATTGGTCAAATTATTAATGGTAAATACATTCTTGCTGATGATACTGGAATCAAAATAACAGTAATGGCATCAGTGCAAAATCCATCATCTAGAGACTTATCACTTATAGAAGCTACGTCATACGGTAGACGTGCTGGCAGACGAATTAAAATTTACACTGAAACAAGACTGCGCTGCGCTAATCAGGAAATTGCTCCTGGCCGTGAACGATATGCCGGGGATATCTTTCTGTTTGATGGTTCACAATACTTGTTATTTGGCGAAGCTAACTTTAATACCTTAGCACAATCCAGAGATACGCAAGTTTCGCATTGGCGTTATTATGCTTTGGAAGTAATTGAGACAGAACAATTTGAGCAAGTTCCTTGATTGATAAGTTGTATGATCTTGTAACTAAGGCGGTGTCGTTGACCGGCAATAATTGGCAAGTAATATTTGCCAATCAGAATGTTCCGCGTCTAGTTAAGCCTTATGTTCAGTTGAATGTTACCAACATTGATATTCCTGATCATATGTATTATTCGCCACCAGATGAAACTGGTGGAGTAACAATTTCAGGTTGGCGTAAGGCCACCGCTGAAATTCAACTATATCACGGTATCAATTCGCTATCTGCCATTAGCGCTTTGGCTATGGTTCTACAATCTCCAACTATGCTTGATTATCAAACTGAGATAGATTGTGCTATTGGACAACGTTTATTCATTGGTTATGTTCCAGAGTTGTTGAACCTTTCGCAATGGGAAGGTAGAGGCATCTACCATTTTGAATTTTTCTATACAGAAAGCATAAATGATAATGCAGGATTGATAGATACTGTAATACTTCACGGCAGCTATATCGGTGGTGCCAGCGATCCTGATATCTATAAGATATTCGATCCTGAGCCGATAGCTGCTGTAATAGTTTGTGACGAAACCATCCCAGGTCCCAATGCGCCAGGAGTAGGCACCGATTGGGATGATGATGAAACTTCTTGGGATAAAAACGAAGTCACCAAATGGGATTGAGAGGGTATAATGGCCAATATCGACCGGATTGTTAATGTTACTATCTCACTACAAACCGCTTCTATTGCTCAACAAACCTTTTCTGATTTGTTGTTGTATGGAATATTTACACCCATTGGTGCTGCTAAGGTAGGCATCATTACTAGCATTGGTGATCTTGCTGCTTATGGCGTGACTTCTACAATGCCAATATATAAAGCGGCATCGGTATTCTTCTCGCAGATACCGCATCCACCACAACTTTATATTGGTCTATCTACTGGCGCCACCGATCCTACTGCTGATCTTGATGCTATTAAAGCAGAGAACAATAATTGGTATGCATTTTGTAACGTTCTTCATGACGAAACAAAAGTGGTTAAGGCTGCTCAATGGGCAGAAGCTAATGAGAAACTATTTGTTACAGTATTGTCTAATGTATTGAACTCTACTCCTGCTGCTACTGATACTACATCTACTGGCCACTTGCTTATGGCAGGAAACTATTTCCGCACCGCTTGGTGGTATGATACTAACGTTGGTGATTTCCCTGATGTAGGTATCGCGGCCAGGAGTTTCACTAAAAATCCTGGTAGTGAGACTTGGGCTAATCAACGATTGGATGCTGTGCCTTACATTAATACCACAGAAACATTAGCGCAAAATGTTTTTGATAAAAATGGCAATACTTTTGAACCGTTCCGTAATATTTCAATAACACAGAACGGCAAAGTTGCTGGTGGTGAATGGATCGATGTTATCCGCTTTCGCGACTGGCTTTGCGAAGAAATTAAAGTCACTATCTTCCAGCAGCTTATTGATAATCGTATCCCTTACACTGATCCTGGGATTGCCATTATTCGTAGCAGGCTTGTTGAAGCTCTTGATTTTGGTGTCGAGCGAGGCGGAATAGCCCCGCCAGAAGCAGACGCTGATGGCAATTTCATTCCTAGCTATACTGTAACTGTTCCATTAAGTTCAAGTATCTCCGCTAATCAAAAAGCCAGTCGTGTTCTACAAGATATTTACTTTACTGCTAGACTAGCAGGAGCAATTCACGCAGTGATTATACAGGGTGCGTTGACATATGAGAGCCTTCCTGTAGCTACTGTTCCTGTTATTGCATAGGAGAAAATGAATGCCTGGCGTGAAGACATATAATCCCTCGCGTGTTGTAGTAGTGATGAATGGTTTTTCAATATCTGGTTTTGCGGACGGAACTTTTGTAAATATCACTATGCAGAATGATGGTATAACTTCGCAGGTTGGTGCTGATGGAGAAATTGCTAGAGCCATTAGCACAGATCGCAGATGCACAGTAACAATTACTCTACAACAGACTAGTCCTGCTAATGATTTCCTTTCAGGAATGTTTAGTATGGATGTATTGACTTGTGGTGGGTTACTTGGACCGTTGCTTATTCAAGACTTGTGCGGAGAAACTATCTTTCAAGCATCTAAGGCTTGGGTAGTAAAGCCTGCTGATGTTGAGTTTGGAAAAGAGATAATGACTCGTGCTTGGCAGATTGAGACTGCGCCTCCATCTATTTATGTTGTGGGTGGTAACGCTATATCAGCTAATTAAAGGAGGCGCTGAGAACGTGGCGGCTAGACATGAATTTGAATTAGATAACGGCAACAAATTTTATATACGCCGTTTTGATCCTTTCTTATCCCTCAGTGTATTAGGTGAAGTTCAAAAGAAGTTCTTGCCTCCATTGGCTTCATTAATGGAGTCTAATGATCCTAATAATCCTGGTGAAGAACGAATGAAGGCTGCTATGCAAGCAATGGAAACTATCTCCAGAAACTTGGATGGCCCTTCATTGGTGGGTTTAGTTAAGCTGGTATTGAATAAAGAATACGTTTCTGTTTCTATTAATGGCGATGCCCCTAGACAATTAGATGAAGGTGCTATTAATCTGGCTTGTGATGATGTTTTTGAATTGATTAGTTTGGTTATAGAAGTGTTGAGGTTCAATTATGAAAAACTTTTTACGCAAGGCAGAACCCTTATTGGACAGGCAGCGCCCCAAGTGGCGAACCAATAGGTGTTTTGCGAGAAGATTTTATTGATGAATTGTTTATCTGGCGACCAATACTTGAAGGTTTAGTAACAATATCTGAGGTGAAGAATGGAGATGTTGACATAGTTGATTTGCTAAAATTGAATGCGCTAATGGATATGCGGGCTGCTGCCGAGCATCGAGAAATCGAACGCGCCAGGAGCAGTAAGTAATGGCTATTGTTCGCGAACTAACTACTCTGCTGGATTTTCGTGTTGATGAAAAGGGATTAAATCAATACGAGGCAGCAGCCAATAAACTCAAAGAAATTGGTATTGGTCTAGGCAAACTATTCGGAATTGTATTTGCTGCTACTAAACTATTTGAATTGGCTGATGGTCTTGTTCATGCCGGTAAAGAAGCTAATATTCTAGTTTATCAGTTGACTAGAATGGCGCGTGCGGGAGATGATATTGGCGCGGCGCAACAGAGACTATTTCAAATAGCGCAAAATACTGGTATTGAATACACCAAAGCATTAGAAACATATAAAGAATTTCTTAATGAAAGCAAGGAACTCAATGTAAGTCAAGATCAATTACTTGATACTACTGAAAATATCTTTAAGGCATTGCGCTTAAGCGCTGCTAGTCCTGAAGCTATTCAAGCTACTATGGCAACGTTTGAACGTTCTTTCCGAATGGGAAGAATGGGCAGACGCCAATTTGGTATGCTAACTCAACAAGCGCCAGATATCGTTAATGCGTTAGCTGAAGGATTGAAACTAGGAGAGCATGGCAGAGAACAACTAGAAGCAATGGCTAAGGCAGGCACACTAACTGCCAAAGTATTAATTGAAGGTCTTGGCAAACCATTAGCT